TTTATACAAATGAACAAAAGAAAACAGATCAAACCTACGACAATGACAAATCGTTTAAAACTTGTCACAAATTCTCTAGAACAAATTTCTATCGTTCTAGCTCCGTTCGTGAGGAGAGACTTAAAGTCTATCCTCGCAGTCTGGAAGGTGTATTCCGAAGGGTTCGATTATTACATCGCACACAACGGAAAACACGAAACTGTACGTAAGTATAAGGATCTATTTAATGTTGCTATCCGTATATCAGTCAATTCTAGCTTCGAACCTCTTAGTTTCACGAAGTCCGATGCGGCTGGTATTCCTTTCCTTCTTAAACCACTACTCCCTTTGTTAAGGGGTGATAGATGGGATAAAAGATTCGGTCTAACCATCGCAAGGATTTATGCACTAATCCGTTTAAAACCGGAAATAGACATTGATCCAATAACGAAACCCTCTAGTGTGGTTATACCTGAAACCTTGATTAGTCAATTTTCCGACTTTATCAATAAAACTCTTAAAGAAAGAGAATTACCTCAAGCCAAGATTGATTTTGGCTTTGGGGTAAGGTCAGGACCTAATGGTCAGTCAGTATTGACCGCGCATTATGATGCCCATGCTCTAACAAAGTATGGTTTACATGATGTGTGGAATGATATGGCTAAAAGGTTAGGTTCACCTCTTAGAGGAAGTTTTAGTAGTTGTACTTCAACTAATCTTGATTTAGACAAAGAAGGTCTCAAAATCGGTAAGGTTTCTTTCCTCTCTGAAAAGGGAGGGAAGACAAGACCAATCGCAATAGTTGATTTCTGGACTCAACAAGTGTTGAAACCATTACATCAAGATATTATGAAGGTCATTGTCAAGACTATGGGGCAAACTGATTCTACCTTCGATCAAAATTCTGCCTTTAAAAGGGCTAAGAATATGTGTCAAGGTAAGAAGGTTTACTCCTTTGATCTTAAAGCTGCTACCGATCGATTCCCATTTGTCTTACAAAAATTAGTATTCCAGAAATTATATGGTAACGAAGTTACCGATTTATGGGAGAAGCTTCTATTAAGACCATTCTACGTTCGTGAACTTAATTCCGAGATTAAATGGGCTGTTGGTCAGCCACTGGGGAGTTACTCCTCATGGCCAATTTTTACGCTTACCCACCATATACTGGTGAGGTTCGCGGCCAATGACCCATTCTATACCGATTACCAATTACTTGGTGATGATATACTTATCTGGAATGAGGATGTAGCTAAGCGCTACCAGGAAATCTGTACCCAAATTGGTGTAGAAATCAATTTGAGTAAGAGCCTTGTATCGTTAGATATAAATCTTCCTTATGGGGAATTTGCTAAACGCTTATTCCTTGGGGAAGATGAAATATCACCACTATCACCTCAGGTTATGGAGCAGGCGGGATCGCTTTATGCTTTCCCTAACCTTATCCACCACCTGTGTGATAAGTGGGAGTTACCTCTGGACCTCTCTGAACATCTTGCTTTAGAGCAGTTTAATAGTAAAGGAAGAAGATTACTATCAATATTATTTGGTGCCCGCGCTCTTGGAAGGCTATCGCTAGCCTCACCTTGGTGCGCGTTGGGATATGAAAGTATGCACTCTCTATTAGAAGAGATAATGAATATCGTTCTTATCAACCAAATGAATTCTCTATTTAGTAGAAAATCGAGCAAAATTAAGTATGTCCGCGCCAAGGGAGAAAACTCCTATGACGCTAAGACGCTTAAAGCCGAATTCACTAAATTGGGGTTAGTGGTTTCAGAGTCACTACTTGAACTATCGTATGATGGGGATGATCCTCATCCTTTACTCCTGGTCTTAACCCACATTAATAATGTTGAGTTAAAGGGTTTGGGCCTAAAGGACTTTATCAATCCACTCTATACTATTGATCAAGACGAGATACCTAAAGAGATTGAGCAATTAGCACTCTTTAAGAGTAGCAAAATTCCATCAACTCCTCCATTAGATATATTCTTCTATGAACCAACAGATCGTGTCACTCCACAGACCATCCTTAGAATCTTCTATACCTTAATTGATAAGAAGACTAAGAAAGATGACGATTGGAGCGAATAGCCGTGGGTGAATCGGCTATCCCTACTTTTACGATAGAAAACAGGACGGTCTTATG